ACCTTGTGAATTTCTTTCCCACTGGTGATATGCCCTCAGTACCTTTCCTGCTTAAGTGGAGGAATATTGATGGCGAGATGATTTGCCAAGGGTTTGACTCAGCCAGGTTTGGTGCGAACGTGCAAACAGTTTATTGGCGGTGGGTATAAGAACTTCACCATGAATACCTTTGACGGTTTGTGCGGCGCAACCTTGGTGTCAGAGACCAATGGTAGTGTCATTCTGGGAGTCCACCTAGGTGGTACAGCTGGCACACCGGTAGGTGTGTATGGGAGTTTGACACAGCAACAGCTCTTCCGAGCGTTTGAGGAGCTTAGATCCATGGAAGGAGTTATCCTCTCGGGTGAAGCAGGTGTTTTTCGAACTGAGGTGCTCGGTGTTCAGGTATTAAAATCTAACCCACTCCATAAAAAGAGTGCGTTGAATTATATGCCTGAGAATTCACAAGTTGAGTACTATGGTTCATGCCCGGGTAGGGCGGTGAGCAAGAGTGATGTTAAGGTTACACCTATTAGTGAGCATATCACTGATGTGTGTGGTGTGCCTAACATTTACCAAGGACCGAAAATGAACCCTGACTGGTTTGGTTGGCAGAATTGTCTCTCCAATCTTGCTGTACCTGCACATCCATTCCCACCTCCTCTCGTTGAGATGGCTGTTAAGGACTACAAGGAACCACTTCTCGACATATTCCGCAGTGACATGTGGTGTGGTGCCAGACCTTTGTCTGACAAAGAGAATTTGTGTGGTGTGCGTGGCGTCAAATTTATGGATGCTATCAAACTAAACACATCAATTGGATTCCCACTATCTGGTCCTAAGCGAGACCATGTCATAGAATTGGAGCCTACGGAGGAGTGGCCAAACAACCGAGAGCTGGAGTCCGTCTTGATGGAGGAAATCGAGTACATCGAGAATTGCTACCGGAGAGGTGAACGAGCGTATACTATAGCTAAGGCGTGTAAAAAGGATGAAATCCTTTCAAAAGACAAGTGCCGTGTTTTCTACGGTAACTCTCTTTCGTTAACCTATCTAATACGCAAGTACTATCTCCCAATTATGCGTGTATTGCAAATGAATCCACTAGTGTCCGAATGTGCTGTTGGCATTAATTCGCATGGACCTGAGTGGCAACAATTTCATGAGCACACGATGAAGTTTGGGCAAGATAGATTGTTCGGTGGTGACTATGGCAAGTATGATCAGAAGTTGCCTTCTCAGATTATTTTTGCATCCTTGCGAATCTTAATTGATTTTGCCAGGTGCTGTGATTATTCTGAGGAAGATATCCGTATCATGGAAGCTATGACGGGTGACATTGTGTTTGCTTACATTGCTTTCAATGGCGACTTGATTGGTCTGACTGAGGGAACCCACATTAGTGGTAATTCGCTTACAGTCATTATCAATAGCTTGTGTGGTTCAATTAACCTACGTTGTGTTTTCTACACGTTGTACCCTGCTGCAAGCTTCGAATCGAGACTTAAGTTTAGGGACAATGTGGCAGCGATGACGTATGGTGATGACAACATCGGCACAGTGAGACAAGGATGTGACAAATTCACTATTAAGAGTTGTTCTGAAATTCTTGGTGAATATGGACAAGTCTACACTATGCCTGATAAGGAGTCTGAGCTGACAAGCTACTTGCCACCCGATGAATTTGAATTCCTCAAACGCAAGAGTGTCTGGCATCCAAAGCTAGGTGTTCATCTGGGAGCTCTTCTGGACAAATCAATCTACAAATCTCTACATTGTTTTATAAGAGGTAAGAATTGTCCGATGACAGAGGAGCACGCATGTGCGCAAAACATCGATACTGCACTTTCCGAATGGTTTAACCATGGTGAGGAAAAGTATGAGCAGCAGCGTGAGTTAATGCGTGAAGTCGCAACTCGTGCAAATGTGCGTCACATGTGTGAAGGCTTGGAACTCAGCTACAATGATCGTAGCGCGGATTGGGTTGCCAAGTATGGGGAGTAGATCCCACCGTCACTGCGGAGACGTTAAATCCGCCCCAGTTTCAAATCTGATGGTTAGCAAAATTGATGTGTGTATATGGATACCATGATTGTTTGATCTTTTTGTGTTTTGTAAATATTTCATAGGCTTTGCACACGTGAAGGGTCCC